TTTTTGTACCAGTTATATCCCCCGTAAGTGATTGTGTTATCTCTGTAGCTATTCATGTATTATAAGTAACTGCATTTAATGGTGTATACCCTATTAATTGAAATACATCTTTAGTATTTCATAATAAAGTGTTTGTATTTCAATATAATAAATAATTTGACCCATAACTATTGTTACTATCTACATCCAACAATTCAGTTAAAAATAATGCGCCCCCTTCCCCACCACTACCCGTAGGAGTCTCTCCTGTTATTTCTGTAGTAGTAATACTTATTCTATGTGTTGAATTAGTTGTTGCATCTGGGATATATAAACTACCATTAACTTTAATATAATCAAAAGTTTTATTACCATTTACAGATTGAGAAATACTCCCTTCTGTTATAAGGAAAATATTACCTGATTTTCAAAGAGAATTTACAGTGTCATAATACAATCCAGCATAATTAGAAATAGTACTAAAATCAACAGAAACATCTTCTAATAAATGCAAAAAAGAAACCCCCTCTGTTGTAGAACCAACTCCTATTCCAGTAGGTGTTTCCCCAACAATACTTTGATTTGTAAAAGAAATATTATGTATTGATACAGGTAAACCATCTGGAATATATAATTTATCCTTTGCACGAATTACATCAAATCTTTTGTCTCCGTCAATTTCTTGTGTAGAATTATCACATATTACTAAAAAGGGCTTACCTGCCTTTCAGACAGATTCTGTTATGTCATAATATAAACCATCATAATTATTTAAACCCAATAAATCTATACTAACATCTAATAATTCAAATAATGATAATGTATCATTTCCACTATTGCCTATTCCTGTTGGTGTTTCCGAAGTTATTGTGGTATTTGTCAGAGATAATTTATGGTGAGATAAATTTGTTCCGTCAGGAATATATAGATTATCTCTAACGTGAATTGTTTCAAATTGCTTATCACCCGAAATTTCCTGAGTTAATCCTCCCCAAGTATTAACAAATGCCTTACCATTATATCATGTAGTTGTCTCCAAATCATAATATAATCCATCATACTGTGATAACGTACTTGCATTTAATTCAACATCATTAAGTTCTGCCAAAGTAGTTATATTATCATAAACTCCTGTTGGTGTTTCCCCTGTTATTGTTTCAGAGGTTAAATCAATTTTATGTTGAGATAAACTATTACCATCTGGAATATACAAAGACTCATTTACATGTATTATCTCGAATTGTTTATCACCTGATACTGTTTGAGTTAGTCCCCCCCAAGTTACAATAAAAGCTTTACCATTCCTTCATAAAGAAGATTCTAAATCATAATACAATCCATCATATTGAGAGAGCGTTAAAGAATCTATTTCAACATCGTTTAATTCAAAAAGTGAAGTAACTCCATCATATATTCCAGTAGGTGTCTCTCCAGAAATGGTTAATGAATTTAGACTTAACGCATGTTCAGGAATTTCTTTACCATCAGGAATATATAAATAATCAGGAACTTTTAATACATCAGAAACTAATACATATTTTGATTTAATATAATCAACTTCACTTTCTGATTCATTTGTATATACAACAGTAAAAAGCTTTGATTCATCTACCCCCCCAATTTCTGAACCAGATACATTCTTACCTATCTTGCTTCAATCTATTTTAGATAATGCAATAACAGCTTCCCTGGCAGAGAATCAGGGTTTTGCACTGCCAGGTTTAAGCTTGTTTGATCATACGATTAAAGCCTCTCTAAATGAATTCCAATCTTTGTTGGTAACTTCCATTATTTTTTACTGGTACTAGTTGTAGTAGGTCTATTCGCAACCTTTTCTTTAATAGATAATTCCTTTGATGATTTTTCCTTTTCAAAACTAAGTTTTTCTTTTTCAAGTTTTATTTTTTCATCAAATTGTCTTATTTTTTCACGTAATTCCTCTTTATCCTTTTGGGAATATCCAGAAACATCTATCCCATCCTCAACATCATTAACATGTTGCATTTGTGCAATCAACAGTTTAACTTCATTGTCTCTTTGATTCATTGTTTCTTTAGATTGCAATTCTTGTTGTTTGAAAGCAATTTCTCTTTCTATCTCCTCTTGCTTCAACTGAATTTCAGCCTGGTGTGACTGTTGCATTCTTTGCTGCATATCTTTTTCATTCTTTTCCAAGATACGTTGTTTTTCTGCCAATGACACACTAGTATACATTTTCATAATAGTTGAGAAATCTGCTAATTGATTTTGCATAGCTGCTTGTGCAAGAGTATCCAATTGATTATTTAATTTTTGCAATCCTTCTGAATTATCAACCAATAATCCATAATCACTTTCAGCAAATTCATCCCCATCTATTTCCATAATTTGTAATGCCATATCAGAAAGAAGATATTGAAATTTCTTACTCCTACCTTTTAATGCAACTTTTGCTGTTTCAAGCAATGCTTCACAAACCCTTCTTTTAACATCATCGTGTTGAACATAATATCATTCAGTTATATGAGAGGATTGTAAAGTGGCCCTTTCTACCCCCCCTACAGTCTCTCTATTACTAATCTGCCCCTCACGTTGGGGAGAAATACCAGCTACTTCACTCATTTCCATTTTGATGAAACTTAGAAGATTAATATACTGTTGTATATTATTCCCCATCTCAGCATCCAATACTCCTCTTGTGGCATTAGCAAACCCTCCTGCTAGTTTACCTTTTGCAACACCAACATTCCCTTCTTTAAAACTGTCCTTAACAACCAAATGATTAGCTTTTGCATAATAGAACCACTTGTCTATATTTCAACCTGACGGTACCATAGCCAAGTCTAATTCAACCATTTTACCTCAGTTGTTTGCTATTTCCTTGTTTAATCTATCGTGGATTACATCATAGAGATAATTGTAAGGTTTCATCATATCCACCAAAGAAAATGGTTTATGATCATTCAAATTATAAATACTACCTATAATACCAAAATGACAACGTGAAGGATTACTTATTCTATTATATTGAATAACTCTAGGTCGCATATTTACATAAATTTCTTTACCTAAAAGTGTGCCTTCCCAAGCTTCATTTATTCAATAGATTTCTTCTTCCTCTCCTAAACTTTTATTAATCTCATATGTCTCAGGATAAAAATTAAATTCCTCTTCTCCTGTTGTAGGATCATAAGATTTTACCTTTTTGATTTTACGTCTGGATTTTCAATATACTCTAATAACTCTTATATTACCTGCATGATCACAATACATTGTATTATTACCCTCAGCAGCGGAAAATAAATCTCCAACACTAAAATAATATCCGTTACCAAAAGCATCATTTATCATATCTGCAGCAATAAAACCTTGTCTTGGATCATCATTAGCCATCTCATCAGAGTGTGAAACGGTTTGTAATCCTTCCAATGCCTTTATATCCTGCGGTTTTAAGACATCATAATAAGTATCAACAATCTTTCCTAAGGATCAGTAATCTTCCAAAATTATTACATCCGCATCTTCAATACGATTTGAATAACCAGATTGGAAAATCCTTATTTTTAATGGATTTATCTTTTCTACGATAGGCTCTCCTCCAACAATATCAATTTGATATATCTCTTCCCCTACAGTGAGGGCATCCATAAATCCCTGATTAAATTTCAACGGCAATGCCAACTCTTTAATATAATGAGAAAGAAGAGAATTTGCTCTTTTCTCCCTCATATCTTGCCATTCATAGTTAATATAATCATTTAACTTTTCAAGTTCTGCATTAAATTCTTCTTCTTCTAAATTTTGATTTTCCAAAAGTTGATTAAGTTTAGACATCAACTCTTTCTTTTTATTGTCTTCAATAGTTGATATAGAAGAAGAATCTGTGATAACAACCCTAAAATCAAACAATCTCTTAGATTCTTCTCCTCTAAGGACATTTAATTTTGAATTCATTATAGGGTAATGTTGTATTTGATCAGGAACAGTACCAGATTGTAGATTAGTTGGATTTAAAATAATTTCTAAATCTGACATACTTAATTTTCCTTCTAATAAATCATAGTTTATTTTTTTATGTAAAACAGATTTACGAACCAAACTATAATTAAAAAGAGCTTTATTTTCTGCCCATTCTAAATGCTTTTTTCTTCATTCCTTTGTCTTTTTAGAAAAAGGTAGTTGTTGAGGAGGTAATGATTGTGCTCTTATCATGATATTTTCTTTAAAATACAAATTTATGAAAAAATAGTAAAAATTGCAAGAATATAAATAAAATACTAATTATATGTAACAATTAAAATTATTTACAATTTTTACTCAAGAATTAATTTCTTTCCTCTATGATAGTTTTTATCAAAAAAATTATCGTTCCCTAAATAATTTGCATCATCAAAAACATTAGACTCAGGTTTTGTTTCACCTAATAATCTTAACACATCTTCTCTTACCAACATCAACATTCCTAATGCACTAACCCTATCAAAGTTCCCGTCTGCATTTCATAAAGACAACTCTTGTAATAATGCTTTATTACATATTTTAAATAACAAAGGAATTGTTTCAACAGTTTCACCATTATCTCCTATCTTAGTAACTTCAATTGGTTTTAATAATCAATCCCTAATACATCTCCTTGCATAAGAGTTAACGGGTTGTGTGGCTACAGTTCCTTTTGTTTTGTTCCCATATAAAGCCCCTTTAACCATATCTTTATCTTTTAAAAATTCTAAGGTATCGGTTAAAAGATATAAACTGTTTGTTTTAGAAAAGTAAGAAAACAATCCTTTTTTATTATTTTCATAATTACATACTGCATTATAAAACAATAATGCCCTTCTGCAATTTTCATAAAATTCATCTGCAAACATAGGTCGTCCTGTATATTCCAAAACAATCTCATCTGTTCAAATATCTAATATAAATAAACTACCAAGAGATAAAGTTTCGGAGGTATCATCATCATAAGGGTCAGTACCTGCATAATATCTGTTGGAATATACTTTTCCATTCTTATCTTTTTCAGGCATTTTAAAGATTTCTATAGCACCTTCTAATTTATTATCCTTATGTGGGAAACTTCTAATTGCTTTATTATCAGGAGTTGGTTTAAAAATAACCTCCCCATCCCTTATAGAAAGTTCCCCTACCCAAACATCATCTAAAATATGTTTATTTTCTGTTATTTGACTAAGTCTATCATTTAAATATGCTACAGGAAATATTGTACTATCCCTACGCATAATAGCATCTTGGATAGTAATTGGATTCTCTGCTTTTGTTCTAGTAATAGCAGTAGGATCAGTAGAATTATATTTAATAACATAACAGTTATATAGTATTTCTATTAATGCTTTTATAACATCACTAACCCCATCATTATTATAACATTCTTTTCTATTTAAATATGCCCCAAAAAAGAAAATAGTGAACTGTTTACCTTGTGAGTTTTTGTCAAAAACATTTGGAATAGCATATAAATTGTATCCCTTTGGATTATACATCATTTCTAAAGCACCTGCAAAGTCTGAATTTTCAGAACCACCTGTACCTGCTAAATACATCATTCCAAAAGAAATATCCCCTTCTTGTACTGATGGTAATAAAATACGATACATCTCCATAATCTTAGGGAAATTACCATACTCTTCTATAAAGATTCTGTTTGCTCTTTTACCACGAATCTTATCAATATCATCTTTTGCAGACACCCCCAACACCTCATTACCACTACCTTTATTTGTACCAGTATCAAGGTCTTTATATCCCATTTTTCAAGACATATCGTTTAAAGAATCCTTTAATCGTCTTGAAGGAAATTCTGTATGCTGAGCATTAAAGTCTATCATATCAACAAACTTATTAAGAGTACCATCTTTATTCAAATACTCTTTTTGATATGCAGTAATAAGACCTCTTACATTCTTATAAGATTCTTCATTCTCTCCACAAATAAATAATTTTGCTAATAAGGCTGCCATACAATAAGATTTGGAACATCCCCTTTTTGCTATTTCAGCAGCATGTTTTCCTCCTACCCAATTGTCATATTTACCACCATTACGTGCTTGATCAAGATAATGAAACCTGAAATAAATTCCTTCCCATACTTCTGGCATAGCAGTAATACGGTCAGCTTGTTTAGTTCCTTTCCTTACTTTAGATTGAATAATAGGACAATAGTTCAAATAAAAATACATATCGCCTGTAATCCATTCCCCATCTTCTGGTCTAACCATACCATTTCATATCCTATCTATTTCAGTATGTAACCATTTACCATATTCACTATTAGGATTTCCATTTGGCATTAAATCAGTTAACACTCCATACTTTTCATAATGAATGGCTGTTTGTCTGAAATAATCCATATTTTCTAATATATGTGGATTACATATATCAACTACAATTCTTCCTCTATCATCTCTTTTAAGATCTTTTGCATAAGGTCTATTAGGGTCAACCAGTCTTCTAATAAAAACAATATTATTTAATACATCTAATAAATCATC